TACATATATAGTATAAGTTTATTTTATTCTATTTTTATTTTATTCTATTTTTATTTTATTCTATTTTTATTTTATTCTATTTTTATTTTATTCTATTTTTATTTTATTTATATACTTAATTTAGCCATTATTAATTTTTGATTGCTTAAAACTTTTTCCATTTGTTTATTTAAAAAATCTAACTTAATATTTAGATTTAAATTAAATTCACTATTATTTTCATTAGTTGTAAATTTTTTTATTATATTATTATCTTTAGTATTTTCTCTACTAAGTTCTCTTGTATTTTCTGTTGTATTTGAAAAACTATTTATTAAATCTTCCATATTTAATATTTTAGTTTTATTAGTAGAACTAGTTTCTTTTTCTAACATATTTATGTTTTCTTCATTAAATAACGGCAAAGATGTATCAAATTTATTTAAATCTACTACTTCTAATTGATTTTGATTTTGATTTTGATTTGAATTTGTATTTGTATTTGAAACATTAATGCTAGAAACAGGCATAGGAATAGGCACATCATTATTTCTTTCTTTTTGTATTCTCTCAAGTAGTTCGTTCATACTATTGTTTTCTAATGGAGTATCTTTAGTTTCACTAAAATCGATTGTTTCGGGAACTTTTTTAGTAATTAAATTACTAAAAGATACCTTTTTCTCCAGCAACTCTTTTTCAAACTCTTCTGATTTTTCATTTTTATAAATATCTTTTATATCTAGTGGTTTTAATAATGATTTTTTAAAACTATTAATATCTAGCATAATATTTTGTAAAATAATTTTATTTAATTGTATAACAATATTTTTAGAATCACCGGTTTTATAATTAGAAGTAAAAATTTCTTTGTTTTCGTTAAATATTTTAGTTATATTACTTTCAAAAATAGCTTTTATATTTGAAAACTTTGACTCTGGAATATTAACAAACGCTTTATTGTTAGACAATATATTCCATAAAAGTTCTTTATTTTGTTCGCTCACTAATATATTAGACATAATACAATCTTATAGTATTCAAACACATTAGTTTTAACTTAATTTAAACCTAAAATAATTATTTTAACTTTAAATAATTATTTTAACTTTAAATAATTAAAATAATTTACAATATGTCTTTTTTAAATCACAAGTTACAAAAATATATAATGTTAATATTGTCAGTATTAATATAAATGTAATAATTATAATATTAGCAACAGCAAATTTTATAGATGTTACATTGATCTCATGATTAGTTGGTTGTTGTGACTCTCTTGGTTCACTTGTTAAAGACTTCCTACATACAATACATGTATTATTTTTCATTAACCATTGACTATAACATTTAGTATGAACATAATAAACTCCACAATGAGTTATTGCGTTTAAATTATTAGACTCTTCTAAACATATTAAACAATTTTGCATACTTAATATATAAACTTATTTATATTTATATAATAAATCTATTTTTATATTATCATATATTAGTTAAGTATGTTTGCTTTATTATTACTTATTCAAACAATCTTTTCGTATATAGTACCAACATACAACCCAAAAACACAAGTTCATTTACATTTAGAAAAATTTAACAATGAATTAAATTTATATCATATTGGCATTAGTTTTAAAAATGATGATACTATTTTAAGATATGATTACAGACCCTTTTGCGAACCAAGTATATGTGAATACAAGACCATAAATAGTATTAGCACTACTAGCACAGGTCTTGTAAATAAAGAAGTTAGATTTATTGATAAACTATATAGATTTTATATACCAGAAAATGTTCCAAATAAAACTATTTATTGGGGCGAAACAAGTAAAACATTAGACGAAGTTGTTGAATTTGAAAAAACTATGCAAAAAAAATATATATTAGGTATTAATGATTGTCGCCATTATGTTAATCGTTTTTCGAGATGGGCACTAAATAAACGCACACCTATTTGGAGTTTAGATAAATTATGGAACGTAACTAGTAGTAGATCTTTTTTATAATATTTGTTTAAATTATAAATGCGAAAAACATAAAAAAAAATTGATTTCTTTTAAAAAGTTTAAAGTTTACTAATAAAAATAAAGTCAGTGGTATGTTAGCGGAATCAGCAATAGAATGCGTTGCTGTCACGAGATTACAAAATCTTACTAGATTAATAGTCTCGCCCACCGCCACCCCAGACGGCATAAAACTTGATATAGTTCAAATAATTTGTATGTTTGAACAAGAATTAAGTATTCAAGAACAAATAAAATTTATACAAACACTTAACGATTTATTTTCAATAAATCATCGTGAATATCCAATACTCATAGAATCATATTTTATGCAAATAATAACACTAATTGATTCCACTATAGATATGCCGAAAGATTTCGAATCAATGCAGTTAGCAAAGCTAAGTAATGATAGTATGAGAATGATGGCAGCTGCATTTATAGGGCAAGGAATAGTAATACCTACACTCCTCCGACCAGAAGATATGGCGTCGCATTAATTATAATTAGAATAAAATAAAAGCACTCCTATTTGGAAATTAGATAAATTATGGAACCAATCATATGCGTAATTATTTTTCAAAATAAGTATCCAATGCTCTGTAAACCAATCGCTTAGGTGGAGGTTCACCATTTATATATGCGTTCATACGATTATTAAAAGTTAAAAGAATAAGACAAAAGGCAACTATCAATAATATAAATAATATATTAAAATTTTTCTTTTTAACAAACCCCATATAATTATAAAATTATAATTATAATTATATTGAATAATTATAATTATGATGTTATTTAGTAGGCTACTTTTTACTTATTCCTAAAAAACTTCTTCCAATTTTGCTTGTAACAAACATTCCTAGTCCTGAAGCTATTTGAAAATAAAATATATCAGTTTTCTTGGTACAGCAAAGTAAATAACCAGATAAAATAACAAAGACTAAGAAAAACATCCAAAACAAGCGAGTATAAAAATCCATAGTTTATATAGTATAATATAATATATTTGTTTATTATAAATGCGGAAAACAAAAAAAAATGGGAAACGCAACACTTTAGGTAAAATAAGAAGTAAATTTTGCTTAAAATCATAATATTTTTATTTATTACCAAAAACGCTTGAATATGTAGTTCCACACATAGTCCGAAATGTGAAGTGCTTTGCCTTTGCTTCATTGATGCCTTCACGAAGTTCTAAAAATCGACGACTATTATCAACGTCTGAAATTAGATTGGCAAATTCTGGCAATTCAGAAATAGTTTTTACAACACAATGACTTGAAGAGGTCTTAACTCTAAGACGTGTAGGATAAACCTTTCCTAACGACATCGCACGTGGTGTAATAATTAGCATAAACAAAAATACATTGATATATTTCATAGTTTACTTATGCGTTGTTTTACTATACTTGTTTAAAGTAATTTAAAAAACGATTTCAATTTTAATTATACATAGCATTTTATTATGAAAAAAATTGATATATTATTATACTAACTCATAGTAAGTATAATAATATGGATTTATCAAAATTAACTAAGTCAGAACTTCTAATAAAATGTGAAGAACTTATAATTACATAATTATAAATGGCATATTTATATTAGTCAATAATTTTTCAAATTCTTCTTTATGATTATAATTAATATTGTGTCTATAATAATGTAAATTATTACTATACCAGTTTCCTAATTTTTTCTCATCTATATTCTTGCTCTTTTCAGATGGTATTTTTTTATTTAAGTCATAAAAGTGATTAAATTTTTGTAACGTAATATCAAATTGTATTTTTGAATTTTTGACCAGATATTTTTGTTTTTTTCTCTCATTTATTGGTTTCAATAGGAGTAAAGTTCTCATTTACAAGCTCTAATTTTGCTCCTTTTATGAATGTTTTTATATACCATTTACGTGAATAAAAACTCAATATCTTATGTTTTTTTGCCTCCAAATAACATTCATAAAATGTATTATATTTACTTGCTCTAAAATATTTATTATTACCACTTGAACTAAAAGTAAAATGATTACAGGATACAACAAATTGTTTAGCATTTTTTTTATCTAGTTTATAATTTGTAATTTTTAATGGTTCAAATTTTCTTTTTAATATTTCATTCCAACTTCTAATTTTATAATTTAATGGAGAAACTTTACTATGGGCTTCTTTTAGTTTTGAACACATTTCTTTGTATTTATCTGGATTGTCTTTATAATGATCTTTAATTGATGGTCTAGGTTTATTTTTATTTTTCTCAATCAATTCTTTTATCTCATCGGGAATAGCATTATTTTTTGTTCTATTTACATAAAATGACCCAATATTAAAGTCAATCATATATTTTGGTAAGTTAGTATTATTCGGTATTACTATACATTGTTGAGGGTATGAAAAATTAAAGTTTTCATAATACCATTTCATTCCTATTATAAATTTATGGTCTTGAAATTTATCATCTGTTTCAAAATAATTTAAAGATTTTAAGAATTCTTTTCGTTCATTATCATTACCAACTACATTTCCACTACGAATATCAAATATAATTTGTGATATTTTTGTATAGTTCAATCCTTCTAATAATTCATTAGGAAAATCTTGTGGATTATCAGAACCTTGTTTTAAATTAATATGTTCGTATTCTTTATAAATCCATTCCAATATAAGTTTAATTTTTTCCCATTTATTATCTATTCTTGACTTACCCCAACGGTCAGAAGCAACAACACCGGCATCTTTTGATGTTTTTGTATATCCTACTTCATTAAGTAATTTTACACACTCTTCATCTGCCCATATAGTCTTGTATTCGTTAGAACGAAACTTATGTAATTCCTCTCCTAATTTATAATTATCCATTTCCATTATTATATAATTTCTTGGACAGGCACCCAATATATTGTTTTCTTTTTGAATATATATTTTTGCTGCTTTTATAAATATTTCAAAAAATTTCATAGACTGTTTATGACTCCATTCAGTAAACACATCTTTTTGATTATCATGCTGTCCTCCTTTTGTTCCATTCAATCCATTTTCATAAGTATCATAGTTTTTAATCTCTTCTTTTTCCATTTCATTTGCCCAAATTTGATAAGCTTCTCTATTTTGTTTGTTATCTGTATATTCATTAAATATTTTTTCATGCAAAATTAAAATTTCTATATTTTCTTCACCTATTTCCCGCAATTTCACATCAGCACGAGTTCTGTTCATTCTAAGATGGTCTTTAATTCTTTTATCAAATTGATAACTTTGTCCCACATATAGATTTTCACCAGTATTTCTATTTCTATATAAATAAATTACACATGTTAATGGTATAGTTTTTAGCATTATAGGTAATATAATATGTTATACTTATGATTTATTTATATATCAATTTTTAAAAATAAAAATTGATATATAAAAGATGCCTAATAATTATAGTATAATAATAAGCATAATGCCCTTTACAAAAGCAACCAAGTTTGTATATAGTAGAACACTATTTAATATGTTATTTTTAAATGAAGTAGGGCCTCTTGGGCGATGGAGTCAAGAACGATGTGCTATTAAATTAAACAAAAAAATAGATTTGGCAAATGAAGACAATTGTGGTCCTTGTGGTGAATATATATTAACCAAATTAGATTTGACTAAGACAAATAATACTAAAATTTCTAGTGTTAGTCCATATTTAATTGCTGAACACGAAGAACAAGAGCAACAACAAGTTAAGTCTTAATTATTATACATTAGTTTTCTGGTCGTAATTTATTATAATAACATAAATCATTGTCAACAAATATATGTATATCTTTATTTTTATTATAACACTCAACAATATAGCGTCCATCCGCATCCAACATATCTGTTATCCATCTTTCATTTGTACATATTTTATAAGGTATTATATACATAGCAGTATCAATACGCCAAATACGTACATCATCACCATAACCGTATACTCTATTAGGTTGATTAAATGTATATAATTTAGTATTATCAATAATTTTCATTAAATTATACATATTTGGATGTACTATATTATCATCATCTAAAAAATGTACTAAAGCATTTGGATTCGTAATTCTATTTAATCCATAATTTCTTTGTGGATTTCCGCCTACACCAGTCAAATCTGTATGTATATATTCTTTGATTTTATTATTTCCTTGGTTTTCAAATATTTTTGGATTATCAGTTATTTTACTGCCATCATATACAATAATCCACTCATCTATATATTCAAAATTCATATTTTTTTCAATTTCTTTTAAAAGATGAACTCTATATGATGGTGTTATAATTGTTAATTTATTTGTATTTTTAAAAATTGGTTCATTTCCTCCTTTTATTAATATAAATAATTTATCATTATTGCAACCAGTTGAGTTTCTATTATTATGGTCTAATTCTATAAAAAAATAATCTTGAAAATGTGGCAATATAGGTGTTAAGCGATTTATATAATCATTTTCATTATATGATTTAAATATATCTTCAATAATCAATATTCCTCCTGGTTTTAAATATTCATAAACATTTTCAATAACTCGTATTTGATCCTCAAATACATGTGTACTATCTTCAATAATTATATCATACAATTCATTTAATTTGCTAAAAGCATTTATAATACTATTTTTATTAGTTACATCTATATTAGAAAGAGTAATTCTGTCATTATTAAAATTTTGCTCAAAATCATTTATTAAATCATTGTTACAATCAAATCCGTATATTTGTGAATTTGTAAAGTATTCTCTCCACATAAGTAATGAACCACCATATAATATACCTAGTTCTGCTATTTTTAAGTTTTCGCCCTTTTTTTTTTTAAACATAGAGTCATAAAATAATGTATATGGATAGCAATGTCTAGAATCACTTACATTATTTCTTTGTGATGATTTGTCAATATCATATTTTTTACCAATTTCACATAATTCAGATGAATTATTTTTGTAGTTAATTTTTAGAGTGGTCATAATATAAAGTATTATAAGTATTATAAGTATTATAAGTATTATACTTTATATTATAATATTTTATAAAATATTATGTTTAAAAACTTATATAAAAGCATAAAGAGCAAGAGCAAGAGCAAGAGCAAGAGCAAAAGTAATCGAAAGATTAAACATTAATTAGCAAATAATGGATTCATTTTTATATGTGCATCATTATAATATCTTTTTCTATATTCTTTCATAGTTTCATCTTTAATACGTGTAGTTTTAAAATAATTATATGTTTTATTTTCTTGTAATAATTCTATTATAAAATATAATGAGTACATACCGCATTGTCCATCGCTAAATTGATGTGTGAAGCCTTCATTATTATCAGCTATTAATTTAATATTTAAATTGTGTGCTTGATTTACTATTCTGTCAATTAAAACTTGAATTTGTTTCGGTGTTTTATTTCCATTACTATCAAAGTAAAAAATAAATTTTTTGTCCAAGTCTAAAAATAACGCTATCCAATGTTGCCCAGGTTTACTATGAGGGTCGGTATTAAATATTACACCTATTTTACTAATTTTATTTTTTATGTGTTCCTCTAAATTGAAATTACATAATTGCTCCCATACACAAGTTGAAAACAATTCTTTAGAGTCAAAATCTATAGGTGATGGTCCAATAAACTTGAAATTGCTATGTGATTTTTCATATTGCTTCATTATTTTTATTATATCAACACTTGATAGCCAAGTATTTGGTTTAGTTGACCATGATTCAGGAGAAAAAGGTTTAAATATTTCTTTTATTAGTAATTCACTGTTATTAACTTTATTTAATGGAGTATTTTTTAACCAGCATAATTCATCATAACATTGTTTGTCTAATTTATTTTTAAAGTATTCCCATATTTCTTTGCTATTATTTGTTACTATTTTATCACTACTATTTGCGTTCCATACATTTTTAAATAATTGTAAATTACTCCTAGAATAGCAAGTATAATCTTTTAATTCGTGGTCTATGTTTTTATTTTGATATGGTGAACATTTAAGTTTATTATATTGTTTACGAGTTGTTCTGTGTTTTTGTCTATATAAACGCATTTTAAATGGAGATTTTTTAAATGATTTTGGTAATGATTTTCTTGTTTTTGTAAATTTTTTATATATATTGTTTTTAACATTAATCATATTAATCATATTAATTATATATTTACTAATTAATATATAATTATAAAAAAATTATTCCCTTTTTTGTGGAAGTATTTTTTTATTATATTTGTTTGATTTTCTAACAACAAATAAATCTAAATTTGATATTTTTTTTGAAGTATCAGTTGGACACATACAATTAATTGTTTCTGTTGTTATATTAAAATCACCGACAGTTTGATTATTTAAACTATTGTTTGAGTACTCTTTTAATTCATCTTTTATTATGTTTTTCATTTTTTTTTCTTTTAAATGTAATATTAAGTTCAATACATATAATAAATAATACATTTTATATTTTTCATTTGTATTACTGTTTGTATTATCACTAATCAATAGTTTTTCTAAAGTAGAATTATTGTATTTTAGTATTTGCTCTTTGTGTATATTAATGTTGTCTTCTAAATTATCAAAAATATCTTTTAATAAACTATTATTACTTAATAAATTTTCTAGTTTGTTTGTTTTGGCGTATTGAACTTGATTTGTTAAATATAGTAAGTCAATGTTATTTATAAATGACGCAATAGATTTAACTTCTTTTACTTCTTTTTGCTCTTTTACTTCTTTTACTTCTTTTACTTCTTTTTGCTCTTTTACTTCTTTTACTTCTTTTTGCTCTTTTACTTCTTTTACTTCTTTTACTTCTTTTTCTTCTTTTACTTCTTTTACTTCTTTTTGCTCTAAATCAATACTAACTATATTCATTTGTTTTGGCTTTTTAATTTTATTATTTTTATTATTTTGTTTCATAATTATGTATTATAATAAATTTTATTTTAAATCTTTTAATTGAACTCGTGTTGAGTTATAAAATATTTCATTTCCAATTGAATTTGATATATTTGGATTAAAATCATTAAAGCTTTCTTGTTTAAATAACAAATGTGCGTCTAAATTAGCATTATGTGTTGTAAAATTAATATTATTTTCATATAAATTGCTAGAAGTATTTGGAAGATATGCTACTTGATCTGCTTTTTGTAAAGCAAAAAATTGGTTTCTTAAAGTAGATTCTTTATCAACATTTGTTGCAAAACCAAAAAAATGTGGTTTTCTAGTTCCTGGAAAAAAGGTGCTATTTACATCATATACTTCACTATTATTTATAGGCACTGATGATTCAATAGGGTGATTATAAGTAGGCATTAAAGTATATTTTGTATTTACTGGTCTAAACGAAAAATTCATTCCTAAATTATTTGATGGAAAATTTCTATTTGCTATTGAATCATTTATAGTATTATGTGACTCAAAATTATGTAAACTTACATTATATAAATCATTTGTTGTTGTCATTTTATATTATAAATACTATATAAATTTATTTAAACAATTTATTTAAACATTTTGCGTAATAATTTCATTCTTATAAAAAAAATATTTATTATTTATATTTAAATACATCAATTCTATTTTTTTATAAATAGAATTAACGCTTGTAGTCTTTGGTAATATTAAAATTATTAAAGTTTTGTCTATTTTTCTTATTATTAATCATTAGATTACGTCTAATTTCATATTGCTTATTTTTAACATACTTAATCTTATTTTTTTCTTGTGTTTTTAAATAATTTAAAGCAAATATATTTGACATAGCATTGCTATTAGTGGTTACTAAACTCATTAGAATTACTGCAGTAGTCATCATTATGAGTGTTAAATAATTTATAAAAATATAAATCAATTTTTTTATAAATAAGATAGCATTATTTAGCATTAGTTAGCATTATTTAAATATTAGTAATAACGCGATTGGGTTCTATATCCTTGAGCACTAAACCGATTTATTGGAGTATTACTTACACCATTACGACGCTGAAGATTTGTATTTATATAAGATTGATATTTCCAAGCATCTTGTACTGCCAATTCTTGTAATTGTGAAATTGGTGTTTGTAATTTTTCTAAAGTATTTCGACTAAAGTTATGAATATTATTATTTAAATGATAATACAACTTTTCACGAACATCTGTGTTATCTTTAATAATATAAACTAATTTTTCTTGCATAGTTGGATAGTCAGATAAAGTAACTAATAATTGTTTAATATCATCACCTGAATAATAAGTAAAATTATTAGCAGCAGCATTATCAAAAGCATGAGGAAGAATTTCTTCATAGCATCTTTCTAAACATTTCCAATTACTACCTTTATATTTAGATAAAGACTCAAAAAAATCTGTTAAATAGTCGTCATTACTTATAATAGTTTGAACTAAATCATCATAACTATTCCAGCGTTTCATATAGCACAATTTAATTAATTGTTTTTGTAAATTATAATTAATGCCTCGTCCTTGACGTTGTTGAGTTTTATTAATATGTTTTATATTATTATTTTTTTTACCTATTTTTTTACGTTTAAGTGTTTTTTTTACCATATATATATAAAAATAAAATTCTATTATTATAAAAAAATTACAAGTTATATAGTATATATTATTTAGCATGACCAAGATTTGTTGCGTCATTGTCAAACCAAGTCATTTTAATAGTTGTAATATTTGTTTTTACAATATTATAAGATGTACTTAAAGCATATAAACTCATTAATTTATAATATTCTCCATTTTGAATCCAACTAATAACTTCATAATAATTACTATAGCGGTGCGATATGTTTATAATAGCAGGTATAAAATTATGAATTTCTTTAAGTCCAATAGTTTCAAATTCTTTCCAATACACATTTTTCCCAAATAATTCATAATTATATTTATCTAAAATATATTCATCCATAGTTTCATAACAATCACTAGGATAATTATATAAATCTAAATAGCTTGTAATATTTTCACTATTCATAACAATAGTTTTAATAGTTTTTTTCATAGCACTTATTAATTCTTCATCTACCATCATATTTATGGTATTCTTATAATATATAAATTAATTATTTATAAGTCAATTTTTTTATAAGTCAATTTTTTTATAAGTCAATTTTTTTATAAGTCAATTTTTTTATAAGTCAATTTTTTTATGCTCTTTTCATATTATGTCTTTCTAATTTATTATTAATTTCTATTATACATTCGGTAGTGGATCTTACAAATAAATCAGGAATAAATGAATGAATTAATGATTTAATACAAGAAATAAATAATATAAAAGAATAATTTAAAGAAATGAACATATGCTCAAAATAATTCATATTTGAATCTCTCAAATGTTTAAATTCAAAAAACATAATATATAAAATAATTATATATTATTTTTATATATTTTTTATTATTTGTATATATATGTATATAGATTATTTTCATTTTTATTTTTATTTTTTCAATACACTATGATATAATGTATAACCAGAAAACAATAATAGTATTATTGTTATTACTATGTTTCTTGATACACTATAAGGCCAATATGGTAAAAAATATATACTAGCTAATGCTATTATTCCAAATAAATATATAATATTATTGTATTCAAAGTATTTATTAACATTTAGTAATGGATAAAAACCAACAAGATGCATTATTATTATTAAAATAAAAATACCCACTAACTTTTGTTCTAATATTTTATAATAAGTATCAATTATTCCAACTATTCCAATCAATAAAAAAATTAAACTTACATATTTAATATAATTATTAAGATAAAATATTAATATCAAAATAATAGGGAACAAAATCCAACTTAATTCACCACGAAACAATTTATAATGATAATAATATACATTATTATTTTTGAATGTTATTTTCATTTATAGTAATTATATTTATATATAAACTATAAATTATAAAATATAAATTTATAAACTATAAATTATAAAATATAAATTTATAAAATATAAAATTATAAATATTTTATATATAGGTTATGGATATTGACTTATTACAGCAAGCATTAGAAAACGATGACAATTTAAATATTATAAATACAAATATTCAAGAAATAAAACAAAAGAAAAATGAAATCTTACAAGAGTTAGGATTAAAGCGAGAAGATTTAAAAAGTTATCACAAAAAATTAAATGGTTATATGTATATAGATAATATTAAAGATTTGAAATACGGGCGAAATTTAAGATGGATAAATTTGAACAAAATAGATTCTATTAAAATAACTAATGGAGCTTTATTATGCGATATTAAAATTCACGACAAAGGATTAGCATTGGTTTTAAAAGGTTATAATCATAATTTTATTACACTATATTTAAATGAAAATATAATATTTCAAAAATTAAATAGCGAAGAAGAAATAATTTTAAAAGCAGTAAACTATTTACATAAACAAAGTTAATAGTTGTATAAAAAAATTGATAAGTTAATGCCTATTATTTTTCTATGTACTCAATAATATTGCTTATAAATGATGTGTGAACCTTGTGTTTATTTAAACATTTATGAATTGCCTAATGATGTTAATGGACTTATATTTGACTACCTTTTTAAAGATCATCAATTTCTTATTACACTTAAAATAACATGTAAGTCAATGTATAAAGCAATTGGTGTTTTTGCTATTGCTAAATTAATGTTGTCTACTAAACTGGGTTTGTTTAGTTTTCGTGAGTTATGTATTAATAATGATTGTTATGAAGACACATATGATGTTTTTACATTTGTTCATAACTATTATTATAGTCGCTACTTACATTCAAGACAATATGCGTTGAATAGTACACGTATTATAGTTAATGCAGTATATTATAATATTGAATCTCATTATTGTTGTGAGTGCTTAAAAAAATTTGTGCTAGTTGGTTCTAATTCAAATGTAATAGAAAACTATCAAAACTCTGAACAAGTTAATATAATATATTAAAGTAAAAACAATATAATATACATTAAAAAAATTGATTGTTTTTTTTGGTACTCAATTAATATGTATAAAAGAATGGTTATCACTTTTTGCGAGTTACCTCCTGATACTATTCAAATTATTATAGGTTATGTAAAACAGTATCATTATCTTGCTTTGCTTAAAAGGACGTGTGTAGCTAACAATAATAGTGTTTCACAGTTGTCAATTTCTAAACTTATGTTGTCTTATAGAATTAGTAATTTTTCACCAAGAACATTTTGTGTTAATATTAATTGTTGTCATGATACTGAGGAAGTATTTTATAAACATTATCACAATACTAATTCTGATTATGTTCATAACAAGCAATTAGCCTTACAGAAAACAATTGTCTTAATTAATGAAAAAGAATATAAGTTTAATACGCACTATTGTAGCGAATGCTTGAAAAAGTTTGTTTTA